CATATACCCGTTTCGTCGCAAATATAACGTGCCTGCGCAAAATCGAGTTCCTGCTGCTTGATCACACAGGCGTTGTGCTCGCAAAGATAGAACACGCTGGCAGGTTCACCCGGCGTCCACTTGAAACCGAACGGCGTCTCTTTATCGCCGAATTTCAGGTACTGCTCTTCCCCACAATGCGGGCAAGGAACGTGGAACCGTAAAAAATGCTGTGACTCTTTAGCAGCACGCTCAATCTGGCAGGTGCCCCTGACTTTTGGTGTGGATCCCCGGATAGACTTGGGCCAGACCGATCCTTCGATACGCTTATCGCCCAGAAATGTCGGGGAGCCCTCTTTCTCGATATCTTCATCGAAGGCAGCCAGTTCGTCATAGCCCGCCACATCGACGGATTTCTCACGATAGTTTTTTGCGGCCTTCCCCCCCAGACACCAGAACCCACGCCCGTTTGAAAATCGCTTCATACTGAGGGTGTTGTCCCGGTGTTTTTTGCCATACCAGGGAGCCAGCGCCAGCAAGGTGGGAATATCACGGATTGTCGGTTCGACATGCGACTTCATAAAGTTTTCGGCATCGCCGTCAGTTGGCAACCAGATAAGGGAGTTTCGCTGCTTATGCTGGATGAAATACGCATAAACCCCGAGCAGCATTTTTGAATAACCAACACGGGCAGACTTCACGACGTTCACTTCACGGATATAGTCATTGCCCATCGCATTCATGATCGCACGCTGAAATGGCAGTGTTTCCCAGCGTCCCTCCTGGTAAGCAGACTCTTTCGGAAGATAATAATTATCGTCTGCCCACTCAACGGCTGTCTGCGGCTCGGGACGGAAGAGCGATCGGAGCCCCGCACTCACAGAGTGCTGTACCCCCTTAGCCTGGCTGTTCCATATATTCACTCAGCAACCCCGGTATCATTTCATCCAGCGCAGCTGCTTTGTTCATGGCCTTAATGATGTCCTTCTTAAGGAAATCAATATGTCGGTTTTCCAGCTCCGGGAAGCGCCGCTGAACCGACAGAGGCACTCCATCGAGAATACTCGCAATTTCTCCGGCTATCCGCGACAGCACGAACGTGCAGAATGCGGTCTCCACCACCTCAGCGGACTCTTTGGCATTTTTAAGTTCCTGAGCGTCAGCCTGTGCTCGGGTGAGACGGTGTCGCTCATATTCAATGGTGCCGGGTTGAAGATCGGACTCGGAAGCAATGCGCAGATCCTCAACCTCTTTTCGTAATTTTTCATTTTCTATTGCAGCATCCCGCGCTGAATACCATTCGATAACGGCGGCGGAATCATACAGAACCTCGTTTCCCTTCCCGCCTCCACGCGCTACCGGCATCCCCTGGTCCTGCCAGTTCTGGATCGTGCGAACGCTGACACCGAAAATCTCGGATAGATGTTTTTGTTAACCTCCATTGCTCACTCCTGGCATAAAACAGAGAAAGGAAACGACAAACGCCAAATCACCGTTTTTCAGGCTTCACAATTTCTTTTCTTTTGAAGGGGTATTTTTAGTAAAAACAGCCAGATAACAAGAAGAAGAACGGAAACGGCAAAAACCCGAAAATTTTCATAAATAGCGAGAATCTGCGAGGACGCCGCCCCGTAACAGGCCGATATGCCGGAAAGGACCCGCAGAAGATAATGATTATCATTACCAAATACATCCATGCACAATGCCGCTCGAGAGAAACGTATCCCCAAGCTCACGACTCAAAGTCTCTCTTTGTAATGCGGTACGATGCACATAAAAAAGCCCCGCATAAGCGAGGCTGTATTTTATGGAATGACTGAGGCTATTCGTCTTTTTTGATCACGACTTCCTGCGGTCTCATCTGCTGGATAGCACGGCAGATGCAATATGGAATCACGGCCCAGGCGAGACCCATTGCTGCGCCAGCTGCCTGCTGAGGCGCGCTGACAGCGCCAAAAACGCTAACAATACCCTCTATAAAACCAATTACCCCGAATACGATACAAAGTGCCCAAAGGAATTTCATCAACCTAACTCCATTTAAAAAAGAGCTATTAGGATAAATCTGCAAACCATTTAGTAAAGCATAATCGCCTGCTGAAAATGCATGCCTACCGATAAACGTAGTTTATCCCCTACAGGGTATAATTACGTTTTATCCGCTATAGCCATTACGATGGGTCTAACCATGGTGATGAATTCGTGCGGATAATCTTAATGTCCTACGCTTACGCTTGTTACCTGGTACGGTGCCAGGCTGTACAGGACTCTGATGCGGAGAATGCCAACTCCGGTGAAACATCAATAAAAAGAGCATAGAAATGAGACTCCTGCACCCTCCAAGTGAGGGCTCTTTTTTTGTAAAAGTGATGACATTAAAAAAACCGCCCGAAGGCGGTTATATTCAGCGGTTCAACATATTATCTGTGAATGATAAAGAGAGATTTGCATCTCGGGCAGAGCAGGGCCTGCTCCTGCCGTACTTTTGTTGCTGGGTGATTGGAGTTATGACCGCATATCGGGCAAGTCACTGTTGTTTTGGTCGCCGCTTCAACGCGTTTAAGTGCGTAATCGAAGAATGACATAATTTTTAGCCTTTATAAGAGTAAGGCTTATCATAACATGATTGATTAATTTTTAATCAAAAACACCCACGCCGTAGCACTTAATCACCGGATTAATGACTTACTGTTGATCGAAATACAAAACTATCAGGAATGTTCCCAGTAATGCCGCTCACGCTTGTTTAATCATGGTTCCTGGTCCATGCTAAAAATTCCCTGACAATCTGTGTCAACACCGGGAAAGGCTGTACCTCGCTGTACCTCAATGTAAGAAGCACTAACAATAACGTTCCTGTTCTCCAGTTGCCCTCTTACTGAGGGCTATCTTTTTGACAAAATAGACCAGTTGCACCTCATTGTTCTTATGGACTTACCTTCTGGCAGTTAGCCTGCCACGCCCTGTTATGCGTCAGGATGTCTTTCTTCGTCTGGCGCTCCAGCACATCCCAGTCATGTTCTGTGCCGTATATTGGCCTCACCCAGTCGCAGCTGGTGTCGATCACCTCAACCTTTGCGGGTCCAGCTGTTCCGCAGCTCGCGATCAACATCGTCATCAGGCATATGGTTAACAGTCTGCTGTACATTGTTGGCCTCTTTCGTTGCTTCTACCCGGCGTTCTGCTGCTGCGACCGTTGCCGCGGCGTTATCTTCGGTGCGCTGCTGATCAGCTTTTGCTTCCGCTTTGCTGGTGCCGCGTGAATGGCCTAATCCAAATGCGCCAGCGATAGCAGCGATCACCGCTGCAGCCAGCCCAATAATCACTTCGATACCCATCGTGACCTCACAACAGAACGGACTTCGCCAGGTTGAACAGAGTGCGCCGTTTATCCAGGCCGTTACGTCCGCCATTGATGATCAGCGTGACGCGCTCTACATCGCCCGAATAAAGAAGGCAGCCGTGGGACACGTAAAACCATGCTGCTGATCGCGCGGCATAGACATCCTGCTCCAGCAGCTCCGGGTGGGTTACCAGATCCAGCTTCATCACCTGCCCGCAGTTACGGTAGTTGCTCAGGCCTGTGATCTGCTTCAGACCGCGGCCCCGGTATTTCCAGCCGTCACCAGCCACCTGATTGCCCAGGTTCTTTTTGCCCCACTCTCCGCCATAAACCAGATTGGCGATCGCTTTCTGGTTAGCTGGCTGCGTGGCCGTTCTGCCGAGAGCTGCGGCCTGTTGTGCTGTGATGCGGTGCTTACCGAACACCGACACCAGACTGTCTGCCGCATAGTTCAGGTTTTCCACCAGCCGGGTAAAGCCACCGGACTCATGGCCTATCTGTGCGATGAACATGGCCTGATCGAGCGGCGCGGTAATCCCGAACTCTTTCATAGCTGCGTCGATATGCGGACACCAGCGCGCAGCTAACCCGGCGCTGATACCAGCCGCCTTCTGAAATTGTGTTTGGTTCATTATTGCCTCAGATGATCAACCAGGCGTGCAACGTTGCCTCTGACGGCCACCAGCACGGAAAGGAAAATAACGTTGGCCCCAATGGTGGCCCACGATGAATGAGGGTATATGCCGCAAAGATAGGCTAACGGCACCGCGCTGTACGTGACAGTAATCAACCACGCCAGGCGGGAAACCCACGGACGATGACGGGAATCACCACGACGGTAAAACATCAGGGTGATCACTACCCCGGCGCAGAGCAGCGCGTTGATAGTTGCTGTCGGGTCATTTAGTACCACCAGAACCCCCCCGGCGCGTTATCAGCGCCACCAGCGAGCCGACATCCTGGTTATTCAGGAACGTCAGGATTTTGACGGCTAAAGCAGAAACAATAACGGCACCAATGGCGTCCAGAGGTTTATCGCTGTAGCCAGTCCAGTTAGCCAGCTTTGAACCTACCAGGCCGGAACAGAGAATACCGGCGATATAAGACACAACGAAATATGCCATTCGGCGTGCCACGCCCAGGTCTGCGGCTGTGGCGATGTAGAATACAGCCCCTGCAAACGCGCCAAACACCACACCGTAATCTGTCCCGGTCAGCAGTCCATAGACACTGGCACCCGTAAGGGCACCACCGGTCAACCCAGTGCCGGAAATCGGATCGGACATTTAGCCCCCTCTTATTGCCGTGAGTCCTCTCAGTAGATGAGGGGAAATAAAAAAGGCCACCCGTAGGCAGCCTCAAATTGCTTAGATTTTTTTAAATCGATGATTGATGGAACCGAACCGCAAGGAAGTAAAGTCCCAGTAAAGTGGTGGTTATTATATTCATTAAGATGAATATATAGACGCCAACAAACACCGTTTTAAGCCATAGAATGGCATCTAAAGACCAAAAGGTAAGCAACCACGAATGGAAGGGCTTCCCGATCAAAATAGAAATCATACCGAAGCAAAACAGCATAAAACTCACAAGTGCTAGATAACCAAAAAGGTAACAAACAAAACGCCTGCGTGTCAGTTCTACCGTTAGCTTTTGCCCACGGAACTTCTCAACCAGGGTCGGAGGTACTCCCGCCATCACCTCGTCGATTGAAGAGTTTGAAAAAGTAGAAACCGCAGCCAACGCTGCGATGTAGAAGCCGATCAATACTTGAAGTAGACCATTAACCTGAAGCAGGAGCCCGTTAGTCTCGATTAAAGAAATTTTGTTAGCATGAAAATAATAAACAATAGTGACGACCAGAGACACCGCGAAAGGTATTTTATAATCATACCAGTCCTTTTCCTCATGCTTGATGCGGAGATAACTTAGCGGCGAAAAAAGTTTCATTTGAAACTCCAGTTAGAGCAACCCTATCATTTTTGTTTCGAGCTGTAGATGAACAGTTTTTTCACATTGGTTGATTAGGTTACCTAATATAACCCTCTCACTTTTAGTGAACAGTTTTGTAGCAGCATCCTCGTTACGGTCCAGATCTAAGCTTGCTTGCTTACCATCTTTTGAGTAACTAATTGAAACCTTCGTATATCCCGATTGCTGCCCTTTCTTTCTCAAAATTTCTAACAACCTTTCTTTATCTTTCAAAGGCGGCTGTTTAATAATTTTGTACCTTACAGCTCTTTCTGAAAGCTCAGTGTACGCTGTTTGGTCCAAACCACCTTTTCTTCTTGTGCTCACGAGCTTAACGTTATGAAGCTTTGCCCCTTTTAGTGCATCCATTAGCGTCTGAGAACCATGGGAATATATGTCTAATTTTGGGCGATGCTGGCACATAGCTTTCGTAGCAGGGTTTTTGAACTCACATCCAGCAAATGCCTCTCTGAGCATTGCATTCAAAAATGGTTCAAGAACCGACTTACTTATCCCCGGAACGGATTCAACGAGAGTTTTGTAATGGTCTGCTGTATGTGGAACAACATTGGTTGAAATCACAATGTGGCAAGACACTGCAATCCCTTCGCCAGCAAGCTTGGGCTCGACCCTAAGATTACCTGTTGTGAGTTCACCAAAAACAGGATCAGAGCCATTCTTGTCACTTAACTGAATAAGCATGGTCGCTTGGGCGGCATTAGCAGCAAACTTCATTTCTGAAATTCTGAGCGCCCTAGAGCCATTATTATACAGTTTCACTGCATTTCCTGAATTCACCAGCACCTTTAGCTTTGTAAGGATATCAGCGATTGGAATGCTTGGGGCAGCTGCATGCGTGGGCGTCAAAGCAAAATCAAAAAAAGAAACCCAACGTTCATTGTTAGAAAGCACATTGTCACCACTTAAATTTTAGTTCTTGTTCATACAATAACTTAGCAAGACTAAAAATAAAGTGATCACAAATAAAAAACCCGCTAGGTGGCGGGTTTTTTAACTCTGAACATACAATGCCCATCGTTAACGTCAAATTTACACAAAAACGGCAACTTTGCAAGTAACGTGACGCTAAATCGTGAGATTTATATTGTATTATGCGCTCTTGTTACTTTTTTCAGCTCAGCATCAGCGT